AGGTGCTACGCCGGTTCGATCCTCTGCTGGAAGACCCGCGTCCTTTCGCGGCGTGGGAGAACGACCGGACGATGTGTACGGCGCTCCTGGCGTCGCCGAAGCAGCATCCGGCCATCGGGATCCTCCTCGAGGGCCTGGTGGACCGGCTGGACGCGACGAGGGGTCAGACGGCGAACAACGCCGTGGGACCGGAGTATGCCACCGCTATCTGGCGCGAGCGCGAGGACGTGCGCCGGTTGCCGCCGTCGAGCTTCTACCCCGTCGGCTGGTGGGAGAAGAATCTCCTGGGCCAGGTGTCGTACCCGCCAGAGACTTACGCGGTGCATCACTGGGCGAAGGGCTGGGGTAAGCCGGTCGAGACGACGGTTCGGCAGGGAACGTCGGACGTGTCGATCCTCGTCCCGTTCCGAGACAGCGACGGCTCCCGCACGATGCTGTGGGACTTCGTTCGCGAGCGTCTTGAGCGGCTCTACCCCGAAGCCGAGATCATCGTCACGTCCGACGATGGACAAGATCCGTTCCACAAGACGTTGGCGCTGAACCGTGCGGCACGGCAGGCGACGAAGGACGTCTTCGTCATCTACGACTCCGACACGCTGGTCGACATCGACGCGCTCCGCACCGTGGTCAAGATCGTCAGCGCGGACCCGATGAAGTGGGGTCGGCCCTACACCCAGAAGGTGAAGCTCAACGAGGCTGCGACGCAGGCTGTGCTGGACGCCGGCGCGGGCTGGGACGGCACTCTGGATTGGAGGCAGTACGGACGGCCGGAAGGTCAGTCGGGTATGAACGCTGCGCCACCGCTCGTCGTGAGCCGTCAGGCGTGGGAGATCGTGCGCGGGTTCGACGAACGCTTCAGCAGGGGATGGGGACAAGAAGATGTCGCGTTCGCGCGGTCCCTGGAGGTTCTCTGCGGCCCGTCGTTGCGAGGCCATCGCGGCGTCGCGTTCCATCTGAACCATCAACGCATCGGCGTTTCGGGCAACGACCTGTGGCCTGGGCAAGACGTCGAGGGCAAGAAGTATCACATCTGGCTCATGGCCCAGTACCGGAAGGCGCGAACGCCGGATCAGATGCGACAACTGCTGGAGGAGCGGGATGACGGTCGAAGCCCTGATGACGGAAACGGTGACGGTGAGGCATCACGAGGGGTTCACGCAGTCGGCGTCAGGTGAGCCGACGTCCGTCTACAGCGAGACCGACACGGTGATGTACCTGGAGCCGAAGCAGGACGCTCGCCGTTCGACCGAGGCCCTCGAGGTCGGCTACGTCCCGACAGGGCTGTGGCTGGGGATCGGACTCGCGACGTTCCCGTTCGACTCGCACGATCAGATCGTCTGGGACCACCGGGTGTTCGACATCATCGCGCCGCCTCGCATCATGCCCAACCCGCGCCTGGACACGATGTCGCATACGGAGCTCGATCTGCAGGAAGTCGGAGAGTTCGAAGCCGGTGTCGATGCGGTCGCGACACCCGGCGTCGTCGGAGGGGTCGGCGGATGATCACCATCCTTGGAGTCGATGCGTTGCTCGCGAAGTTCGCCGAGGAGGTTGTGGCGAGCGACGTCGCCGCAGCGACCGGCGTGGACACGCTGGCGCAAGATGTTCTCAATCAGGCTCGTTCTCAAGTCCCGGTGCTGACCGGAAACCTCCGTGACTCGCTGCACGTCGAGACCGACGGTCTGACCGGCCGCGTTGTGACCGACGTCGTATACGCGAGCCAGGTCGAGTACGGAGGGGCGCATAACCCACCTGAGCCGTACCTGCGTCCTGCGGCCGACACGGCAAACACAGAGGCGGCTTCGCTCGCTGCGAAGGCGGTCATCGAGGGTGTCTGATCTGGCCGAAACGATCTTCACGTACCTGTCCGACGAGTTGTCGGGTGTCGTGAATACCCGGGTCTTTCCCGGCAAGCTGCCCGAAGACGTGACGTTCCCGGCCATCGCGTGGCATGAGATCAGCGCACGCCGGGACCGTTCCTACGAGCCGTTCGACGAGTTCGAGGCGTTCGTGTTCAAGCGGGTTCAGTTCGACTGCTGGGGCAGGAGCTACGACGAAGCGGCCGACCTCGGCAACGCATTGCTTGGTGCTCTGTCTGGATACGGGGGGTTGATGGCTGGAACACTCCTCACCGCACACCCGATGAACGAGTTCGAAGACCACGACTCGTTGATCAAGAAGTACCGGCGCGTCCTCGACTTCGAAGTGACGTATCAGGACGACGTCAAAACCTAGTAGTCCGATCCCAAGGAGGGAAGAAGCATGACGAAGTATTCAGGCCGTACCTTGTCCGTCGACGTGAACGGCTCGCCGGCGGGACAGATGAGGAGCTTCGGTGAGTTCGGCTCGACCCGTGCGCTGATCGACGCCTCGGTGTACAACGAGGAGTGGACCGACTTCGTGTCCGGCTTGCAGGACGGCTCCGAGGTCGACGCGGTTTTCGCTCGCGACCCCGCCGACGCCGGACAGGGCGACGTGATCGACGCCTACACCAACGCTGCCGACACGCCGGTCACCATCACGGCTACCCACGACGGCTCCGGTGAGAGCTTCGACATCACCTGCCTCATCACCAAGCTCGCCTACGAGTCTCCGCTGGACGGGCTGTACATGCTCAACACGACGCTCAAGATCGTGAACCCCGGCGTCGTGCCTGGGTCGTAACATCCTGTAGTTGATCGCGAGAACGAAAGGGGACCGTCGCGATGGGGGCACTACGAGACAAGATCCTGGCAGCCAAAGAGTTGCCGACCGAACAGGTTCAGACGGACGAGTGGGCACCCTTCGGGGTGCCCTTCGTTCGCGTCCGGGGGCTGACGGCTGCCGAACGTGAAGAGTGGGAGCGGTGGGTCGGTGACGCCGACACCAAGGAGAACACCTTCATCCGCGAGAAGCTCGTCGTCATGACGGTGCTCGACGAAGAGCACCCGGATCAGCCTGCGTTCTCGAGGAAGGACGTGCAGGAACTCAGCGCGTTGTCCTCGGCGACGATCATCAGGATCTGGGACACGGCTCGTCGTCTGTCCGGCATGCAGACCGAGACAGAACTGAAGGCGCAGGTAAACCCTTCGAGCGGCGACCAGGACGGGCAAGGCTCGCCCGACTCGCCGTAGCTTTCGGAACACCCGACATCGACTGGCTGGCCGAGAGGCTTTCGGCTACCCAGGTCGATGAATGGGCAGCGTGGGAACGCCGGTATGGGCCGGTGTTGATGCATGAGCGCATCGACATCGGCCTTGCCAGCATTGCCCAGATGATCGCGGCGACCGCTGGCGGGGGGAGTAAACCGCTCAGCGACTTCCTTCCAACATGGTGGGACTGGATGTTCGAGGGCGACAACGATCAGGCCGATGAGGCCGGTCAGATGATCGCGACCATGCGAGCCATGGCGAAGAAGTTCAAGACCAAGCGAGAGGCGGAAGATGGCGGCGAGCGTTCTGGAAGTCCTGATAACGGGGGACGCGACGTCACTGAAGCTCGCCTTCACTCAGGCGACGGCGGCGACGAAGGAGTACCAAGCGGCGACGGCGACGAGTTCGGCGGCGACGAGGGAGGCTAGCGCAACCGCAACGGCGTTCGGGCAGACCGCGTCTCGGGCGATGAACTACGCCAAGCTCGGTGCGCTTGCTTTCGCTGCCGTGAGCGTGAAGTCGGCCATCGACTTCAACCGTGAGTTCACCTTGATCGCTGCGGTGACCGACACGGCGGCGAGCCGGATCGACAGCCTCAAGGGCACCGTCATGGATCTTGCCCATGAGACCGGGACGGCGCCGACGGATCTAGCGCACTCCCTGTACTTCCTGGCATCTGCGGGTCTGACGGTCACGCAGCAGATGCAGGCGCTGGATGCGACAGCAAAGGGCGCCGCCATCGGGCTGGGAAGCGCCTCGGACCTTGCGCGGATCACGGCGAACGCTCTGAATGCGTTCACAGACCAGGGCCTCACTGCAACGCAGGTCATGGACACGTTGACCGCTGCGATCCGCGAAGGTACTGCGGAGCCTGATGAGTTCGCGTCTGCTCTTGGTCGCGTTCTTCCGGTTGCAGATCAGGCTGGCATCTCGTTCGCCGCCGTCACTGCGTCTCTGGCGCAGATGTCTAACGCCGGACTGGACGTGAGTGAGGGCGTTACCTCCCTGCGTGCGATGTTGCAGTCGCTGGTAGCTCCGACGGCGCAGACCCAAGCTGCATTCAGTGAGATGGGTCTGAGCGTCACAGATGTGGTTGCGTCGATGCAGGGCAATGGCTTGATCGAGACTCTCCGTATGGTGAGCGCGGCAGCGAAGGCCAACACCGATACGCAGGGTGAATACAACATCATGATGCGCCACGCGATTCCGAACATCCGTGGTCTCGTCGGTGCCATGAACCTCACCAGTCAGCAGGCCAGCAAGGTCGACGAGGTCTTCCAGCAAGTGCTCCACAGCACCGGGGACATGGCCGAGGCGTTCAAGACCACCGCTGAGTCGGATGCGTTCAAGGTGAAGCAGGCCCTCAACGACATCCAGATCGCGGGTCAGCAACTCGCGGCTGATGCGCTCCCGGTTCTTGCCGAGGGCTTGGGCGTCGTGGCCGATCATGCCGACCTGTTGTTGAAGGTGCTCATCGGGTACGCCGCGCTGAAGTTCGTGGCGCCGATGATTCGGGATATCGCTGCAGCCAACGAGGCATTGGCGATCTCTGAAGGGTCTGCGGCAGCAGCAGGGATCGCTGCTCAGGCTGCCACGGCGGCGAACGCCGCCGGCGGCATCAGCCGGTTCCCAGTTATCGGGCCATCGTCGTCCGTTGCAGCGCGAGAGTTACAAGGCATGGCCTCGGGCGCGAACACAGCTAGCACTGCCGTGACGGGTCTGGCGTCTGCGACGGGTGGACTTATCGGCGGGATCGCACGACTAGGGAACACCATCGGCGAGAAGGGCATTCCGCAGATATTCGCTATCGCAGATGCGGCCCAGCGGACCATGAAGCAGATCCAGGCGATCAAGGCCGGGGACTTCAGCGGGTTCGCGAACTCGATGTTTGATGCGCTTCAGAGTCCTCAGGCGTCGTTCTTCGCTGGCGGTGGGTTCTCAGATCTCATCGGGAATATACGTGGTCCGACCGACGAGGCGATCCAGCATCTGAAGGACGGGCTTGCATCGGTTCGGAGTTCGCTGGAGATGTCTGGCCTAGACGCTCAGAAGCAGGCCGGGATCTTCCAGTCGGCTATGGCTCAGGTCGGCGGTTCGTTGAACACCGACAACGTGGATGAGTTCGTGACGGCCGTCCAGGGTCAGTTGGATGTCGAGGCTCAGCAGAAGGCGGCTGCAGATGCTCAGGCAGCAGCGCAGCTGGAGTTGACCAAGCAGACGCAGGCTGCGAATGAGGCGACCAAGTCGTGGCAGAACACCACTGCCAAGATGACCGATCACCTCGCTGGCTTGTCGCGTATCGGCATCGACGTTAACGCGTTCATGTCTCAGTTGCAGACCGATCTTGCTGGATCTGATGACCAGGCCAAGGTCTTTGCAGACGCCATCGACAAGATCTCTCAGGCATGGAACGACTTCAAGGCACAGGCGCAGACCGCGCTGTTCTTCATCCCGGGTGCCCTGGACGATGTGACCTCGGCGGCGCAGCAGGCGCAAGACCAGTTGGACTCGATGACGAAGTCCTCGAGCTTGACGAACAACGAGGTTGATGCACTCCGTAACACGGCGAACCTGACAGGGCAGGACATCCTGACGGCGTTCCAAGCCGCGAATAAGGAATCCAAGGACTTCTACAAGAACCTGCTCGACATCAGCCACACCGGGGGTAAGGCAGGTAAGGATCTCGCAGCGTCACTCCTGCAGTCGG